GTGCTGCTGCCCATTTGATGCCATGCTTCTCACACCATTGGGCATAAGTTGTTTTGGATTTCTTGCTGATCTTATTGTAAGGAGCTTGAAATACCATACGTAGATCTAAGTCAGGATTGTCTCGCATGACTGCCTTGATCTTACGTCTATCTTCTGCATCCCAATAGCCTTTGGTCTCTAGCATTACACCGTTGACCAAGACAAAGTCGGGATTGTAAAGGTGCTGTATGGTATAAGCAACCTTGTGGGTCTCATACTCATACTTAGCACCAACTTGATCTAGAACAGAGGCAACGCTCTGCTCCAGCTTAGACCTAAAAGTCTTCGTCTTCTTCGACATCTGTTACTACTGTCTCTGGGTTTCTTGCGACTGCTGTTGCTGTGAAGCCTTCAGTTGTACCGAACATGTCGGCTACAGCTGCTTCATCCATGCTATCTGTGTCTACAGCAGCACCTTCTCCTACAGCAACAACTTGTACGCCAAGCAGTTTAAGAGAACTTCCGTAGGTAACGCCATCCCTGAGTATGTATGGCTTCTGAAAGAAACCAAGCTTAACTGTTGATCCACCATATAGTGGTGTCTTTGCATCAGTGACTGGTGTACCCTCAACGTCAACGACGCCGGGTCTCTTGTCTTCTCCCCACGAGAACTTGATTTTGTATTTACCATCAGCTACCTCTTCCCATGGTGTAGGTTTTAGGGTGGCTCTTTTTGGATTCTTGAGCTTGCCTTCAGCCCATCTAAGGACTTCGGCTCTTTCGGTCTCTAGCTTGTCAATTACTTCTTCGCCAACAATAGCAGCGAGTGAGTAACCGAACTTGCCGGGTTCTAGTATGGCTTGGAAGCCTTCTAATTTGATTTCGTCTGTAACGTGTACGTTCTTGGGCATTTTAACAAAAAAAGTAAGTTGATTCAATAACCGTCTCGGGCTGTAAGTCGCCTATGATCGGTGGTTCTGTCTCTGCTCCAACATAAAGAGCAAAGGTTCTGAGGTAGTCATGTTCTGCAAACAGAATCATGTATGTTTCCCTTATTATAGCACTAAGTTTACCCATATCGCAAGCCCTGCTTAACACACTGTCATGTATTAGTGCAATCGGTTCATCGAATTTACGCACAGCGAGGTGTAAGAGGCTTGCATCTAAACTATGGATAAGGTTAGGAGCTGTAGCTGCCTTGTGCCTGTTGATGTCGACATCCTTCCCATCTTCTACAGCGATGGAAAGATCGCAACGACCTAATAGCTGTAGCTGGATACGTTCTATCTTCTTCTTGAAGTAGCGTTGTCTAACTAAGAAGCCAGAAGGTGTCGTCCATTCTATGTAGTCTTCACCACGCTTGATGGCTTGACCTACCTCACTCTCTATCCATCGCATAACTGACATCGGCCCGGGCACTACTGCCTGCATAGCCTGACGAACTGATTGAACAATGATTGTGAGGTCATCTTTGTCTACATCTACACCCTTCTCTTCGAGTGCAGCCTTGATGTAAGACCTGTTGGAGAAAGCCTTAGCGTTGTATGGTATAGTCATAACAGTACGTTTTACGCACTTCCTATCCCAAACAGCTCTATACTTCTCTGGTATGTAAGGACATGATACTTCTGCAACAACTGCATAGGCATCTTGGGGTTTCTCTGATGGCACAACGTTAACAAGTCTGGCTGTAGACTTATCACGGGCTAGGCCAGCCAATATTTGGAGACCTGAGCATGTAGCATCAGTAGCAACGGGCAGGGAGGTGAGGTTACGTGTCTGGCGTAAGCAACAAGCGTCGTATTCTTCGCAAGCTGCTAGAAATAGCCAAGGTTCATCTGCACCTTCCCAGTCTCCTAAGTGATCAATAGGATTCCGTGCAACACGTGCTATAAGCGAGACATGGGTACGTGTCCAATCCAGTCTCTCTTGCATGGTAGCCTTATCCAATCCGTAAGTTGTAGCTACTTGAAAAGCTAACCACTCCTCTGCATCCTCGGTCATGACAGCAGCATCGGCAAAGTTAAGTAAACTTTTACCAAAATCAGTGTCCTGTGGTGTGAGAAATGCGGGTATTGGGTATGCTCTTCCACGATAATCGAACGACCAAGGTATGTAGAACTCTCTGTCCTTGAAGCGAGCGACAGCTTCCATAGTCATTCTGGTGCGGCAGGATCTCTTGAACTCTGCTGCTCTCTTATTCATTACCTCTGCTGCCTCACGTCTATACTTCTTACGTGCCTCTTTATTCTCGGCAATGTCGACGGGCTTTGGTGGTAAATCATAATGTACGATAGGAAGAAATTTACCAACACTGACACCTCTTTTCTCTAACAGCATAGCTGTGTTTACTATGAACGGGTTTAACCGATATTTTACCTGTTGTATTTTATTAAGAAAAGACAGTGGAATTTCTCCCTGTATAAGGGCGTGATCGCCTCTCCTGACTAGCTCATGACCTTGCATTACTTCATTTAAGATGTAACCGCCGGGCTCAGTATTAGTCCAATTCTTTGGTGGTACTAGCATCGGCCATGCGAGTGGTGAGAATAACTCTGCATTAGCCATCACCTCATCCTTGATGTCCATAAACTCAGCTGTTGGTACAATGTAGACAGTAGTCTTACGTCCAACACGCAGCCTTTGTTTAAAGAACCATCCACTGGAATCCATGATGCAATCAAGTAACCAACCGCCTAGCTTGGTACGTATGGATGTACCCCACGGTGTCCATGGTTTAACATTGTATCTGTTCATTAGCGTCCTAATTACTACGAGCTTCTGTTGTGTACCTATGGCTCTGTGCCAGTAGTTGTCCTTGAGTGTCTTGAGTAGAGCTGGTGCGTTCTCTTCGTAATGACGCATCTGACATTCATCCTCGATAGATTTGCCGATGGCACTACATATGTTTGTAGCTGTGTTGCACTTATCTTTGTAACCGAATACATTATCAAATGTAACTTTACAAGCGATAGCCGCAGCAGCTAGTGCTTCGATATTAGATAGGTATTGGTGTATGTCCTTGAAAGCAGCACCATACTTACCTTGATGTATCTTTGTGTTTGTATCTTCTATACGTTTTACAACGTGTGGTAACAGCGTGTCGATACTACTCACGCCATATATACTTGCTGACGAGTAATTCTGTTGCTCTAACTTGAATGTCTGGTCACGTAAACGCTTCAGACCTTGACTAATCTGTGACCTTTCTAGTTCTAGCTGCTCCGCTATCTGGTCTTGTGTTATATCTGTCTGCGAGTTCATCTTTTATCTGTCCAAGTAGGTGTTTCTCTATCTCTTGATAGTGTGGGTGTGTTGTGTCTAGCATATCTAGAGCCTGCGAATAGTATGTATATACATCACTCGAAGGGATCAATTTGTTTCTTTTCATTGTCTGTAAGGTATTTGTAGGGTTTCATGTGCTGTATGTGGTCATGAGTGCAGATAATGAACTCTTCTTCTTGCTCCATGATAAGTTTTGCGACCTTTTTACGAGCTGATTTGTGTTGTTGATACACGAACTCTTTGATCTTACCAGTCTTGCAGCTGATTGTACGTATGATACAGTCATGCGACTCTGGTATATCCCAGCCGTTCATCTTCCAATCCATAAAGTCTTCGTACTCGATAGACATAAACCAATGTGCTGGTGCTTTGGCTATTCTATCATAGTTGTTGGGAAAGTATTTCTTTGTCATAGGGTCTGTAACGTCTGTTTGGGTTTGCGTGTCTGTCAGGATACACGTCCTTGAGGGTGGTTTGATACCACTCTTTGCACATAGAGTCTGCTCTGTATGCAGCTTCCATGTCGTCCTGTGCCATAAAACAGAAGTGTCTGTCATCTGTTGTGTCACAGCAGTAGTACTGGTAGGTCATGATTGTGAGTGGGTAAGTTTTTTAATTAGCATTTTGGCACGTTTCTTGGCTGCCCGTAGAGCTTGTGGCTTTTTGGTAGGCTTCTGTGCTTTCTTGCTGTGATGTAGGTAGTTGGGTACTTGCATAGTTCCAATGTCGTGATACACCAGCGATAATAAATAGGTTTGTAACTATAGTGAGTATGCGTACAAACTTCTTCATTTCGCTATGTATGGGTATTGTTCTGTGTCAGGATAGTAATAGTCAACAAGTTCGTACTCCAAGCTGTTGCAATGGTTAGTAGCGTACTTGTCAGCTTTAAAATCACTATCTACTATATTTGCATCAACATCGACCTTGATGAG